ACGGTGACGAAGAAAAAGATGCATGGCGTCTACAGTACACACGTAGTTTCTAATACGTATAAATAAGTATATGGGTTCGGTGGGACCCATTTAAATAATCCACCAACACACTTTACACAACACAGGAGAAAACTATGTCAAACATGACACCCTTTGAAATACGTCTTGAACTACTAAAAATGGCCAGAGACATGTTATATGATTCATACAACGCAGAACGAGACCGTCTACAACAAGACTGGCACATCAAATGCGATACGGCAAGGTCTAAAGGTGAGATACCACCTGAACATCCAGGATTGCCGACCATCCCCTCAGAAACAGATATTATTAGCAAAGCTACATCTTTAAATAGTTTTGTATCTAATACACCGGTAACACCTGAAATCAAGGTTACCAGAAAAACATCCTGAGGGTTAAGGGGGGTTTTCCCCCTTTACATAAACGAGGAGTAGAAATGAAGTTTTTATCAACTTTATTATTTTCTTTATCATTATTGATTTTACCTTTAACATCCCAAGAACAAACAATTCCAATAGAAAGAGTGGTTTCACAGGATTTAAATAAACAATTACTTTGCATGGCCAAAAACATTTACTATGAAGCCGCAAGTGAATCGTATGAAGGTAAATTAGCAGTAGCGCAAGTAACAATGAATCGTGTGAATAGTCCACTTTATCCTAAAACAATTTGTGAAGTGGTATACCAAAAAACGGGCAGTACATACCAATTCAGTTGGGTTGGTGAGAATGTCGGTCCTGTTAGAAGCAAGTATGCATGGGAAGAATGCCTAATTGTCGCAAGAAAAGCCTTGACACAATTAAAATTACATGATACAATATATGAAACCAAATCAATGTTCTATCATAACACCTCGGTAAATCCGGCGTGGAAATTAAAGTATGTTGCGAAAATTGGAAACCATTTGTTCTATACGAAATATATGAAAGCTTAAAAGTGCCAACAAAAACCGAAATTAATGAATTTAGTGAAATGATTAGTAAAAGCGTCAGTGAATTGGGTGGTACCCATATGGATGCAATCATACATCATTGTGAACAAACAGGCATGGAAGTCGATGTGGCTTCTTCTTTAGTCTCTAGTGCATTAAAAGCAAAGATTAGAGAAGAAGCACAAGACCTAAACCTATTGAAGAAAAGTTCTAAATTGCCTCTATGACTGAAACGACAGGATTTGAAGCGTATGCCCTATATCAAAGCATTAAACTTCATTTTACTTCTGATTCTTACGATTTTTTTCGTTACAACGGAAAGACCAACGTATCAAAGGACAACTTTGCAAACAATAAAGCCAAGTATTCTTTTTACAAGTTATCACGGAAGTACAACATAGATGAATTACGTACTTTTTATATTGCCAATTTCCTAGAAACCAATGTGAATTGGGTGGGAGATATATGTGGTATTGAAGGTGAGGAAAATTACAAGAAATGGCAAAAAAGAAACCAGAGCTTGACATACCGATTCGAACAAGATATAATAGGTCTATTCGCAGCAACACAATCACCTAACGAAATATTGGTAGTTGTAGATGGACAATATCCATTACTGTTGAGAGAGATGACTTATGGCAACATTAACATTGAGACGGTGTGTATACTTAATGACATTATGAATTTCTTACCGATGTGGAACAAAAAAATAACAGACGATGTTATCTGGCCTACATTGAAAAGAAAAATTGAAAAGTACACACCGTTTCTTGTTTACGATAAAGATAAGTTTAAGACAATTTTAAAAGAAAGTTTGAGAGAACATGCCTAAAATTAATTGCATCTATTTGGATATGGATGGCGTTATTGCAAATTTCGAAAAGAGATACTTGGAGTTATATGGTGTAACACCACAAAAAACAAGAAGTAATAAAGAGTTTGGTGGTTTCTTTGATAGTTTCATTGAGGGTAACAACTTTGTTACACTTGAACTGATGCCAGATGCAATGGATTTGGTACGTGCTTTGCGTAATGCACTACCACCGACTCAGATTCTGTCTTCCACGGCCAGTACTAAGAGGCATGAAGCAATCTCTAAACAAAAGATTCAATGGTTGGAAACGCATGGAATTGACTTCCAACGCAACTTGGTTCCAGGTAAGGAACTAAAGAAAAGATACGCAAGAACAGATACGTTAATTATTGATGATACCGAAAGTGTTATTGATGATTGGCGTGCTGCAGGTGGAGTGGCAATCTTACACAAGAACGTTGCAGATACCTTGGTACAGTTGAAGTTTATACTTGACGATGCCTAAATAATATGATATAATGAACTATGTGGACAATCCGTTTATACTCCGTTAATATTCCGTTTATACTAGAAAGGTAAATCATGGTAGATTTTTCAAATCTTAAAAAAAGTTCAGGCAATCTGGACACATTGAAAGCAAAAGTGGCAGAGCTCAACGCTTCCACTGAAGGTAAATCCGATAAAGAAAACTTTTGGCGACCAGAAGTAGACAAAGCTGGCAACGGCATGGCTACGATTCGTTTTCTACCCGCAGCAGCAGTTGATGGTGAAGATGGTCTTCCTTGGGCTAAGATTTTCGAACATGGATTTCAAGGTCCTGGTGGTTGGTTAATCGACAAGTGTTTAACAACCAAGAACCAACAATGTCCTGTATGTGAACACAACAACAAATTGTGGAACTCAGGCATTGAAGCGAACAAAGACATTGTTCGTAAACAAAAACGCAAACTAAGTTACATTGCTAACGTTTATATCATTTCTGATCCTAAGCATCCAGAGAACGAAGGACAAGTTAAATTGTTCAAGTTTGGTGCCAAGATTTTTGAGAAAGTTACAGGTGCAATGAATCCTGCATTTGAAGATGAAACACCAATCAATCCATTTGATTTGTGGAAAGGTGCTAACTTCAAGTTACGTATCACTAAAGTTGCAGGTTATCAAAACTACGATAAGTCTGAATTCGCAGCACCAATTGCATTGTTGGATGACGATGAGAAGTTAGAAAAGATTTGGAAGTCACAATACTCATTGACTGAGTTGACGGCTGACAAAGAATTCAAGTCTTATGATTTCTTGAAATCACGTTTAGATAAAGTACTTGGTTTGAATGATGAAGGTGATGCTCCAAGAGCACGTACTACAGTCGAACAAGCTAAGGCTGCACCTAAAAAGCCAGTTGAAGTAGATATCGCAGCTACTGATGATGACGATATGGAATACTTTGCCAAGTTGGCTGAAGATTAAACGATTCTCTGACCGTTTAGGCCCCGCTTCGGCGGGGTTTTTTGTTTATACAACCCTTGTGGAAGCAATAATTAATTGCATGAACGTTGGTTCATCATTACGCACAGATATCTGACTAGGTCTTAATCCAGTTCTCTCCTGCTTCTGTGAGAGATTGTTTACTGTCTTGTTAATAATAGGTTTCATATCATTAGATGCGGCAGGTTTAGGTAAATTCAAGTCAGAATTGGTATTTGATAGTGATGAAACAGGTGCAGACTTTGGTACCGCAGGTACAGGTACTGGTTTAATTTGTACAGGCGAGGGTATTAATTTACCTTCAGCATCAAATTCCATATTTGCTGGTGCTTGTGGTACGACAGCAGGTTTTACTGGCATTGTAACAGGTGAAGATTGATACTTATTTGGTGGCAAAGGTGTCAAATTACCTTCTGGATCAAACATCATATCTTCTGGTGCTTCTGGTTCCACTCTTGTTGCAGTTCCTTGTTCTTTCTTTTTTAGATACTCAGTTTCGTTTTTTATTCTCGCAGCTCTCGCTTCAAGTACTGCACCAGGTGAAAGTATATCACCGGCTTGTTCTATAGCTCTTGCAATACTAGATTCAAACTTTTCAGCTGCATCCATTTTATTCCAGTTTTCTTCATCTTGTTTCTCATCAATTACAATATCAGTTCCGTCTGCATTTTTTCCAACACCAAGATACTCACGAGCAAGATAATCAGCGCCAAGAATAGCTGTTCCAACCACGGCGGCCGAAGCAACAATTGGTAACATACGTAAACCAAATTTACCAGCCGACAAAAGGCTTTTAGAAATTGGCATGCCTATTCTTTTTGCCATATCAAACATGAATTTTCGCATTTCACCCATCATTTCAGCCAAACCCTTGATATTGTTCCATATGCTGTCAAACATTGAAGTTTCTTTCACCGGTTCAGCAGTCATCTTACCACCAGAATTAATATGTTTCATTAACTTCTGTAGTGTGTCAAGCAATTCTTTATGACGTTTACCTTTTTCCAAGGCAATTTCTTCCTCAGAATTTTTGGCCAATTGTTTTAATTTAATATCTTCTTCACGATTATTTTGTAAGAAAGAAAATATTTTTGCTAATTGCTGATTGATGCCTTCTGAATCACCG